AGAACATTAATACTAATGATATCAACAGATCTCCAAAGAGTACAGATTCAAAATATAGTTGAGAATCAACTCCCTTCTTTTGTACAGGAAGATTTTCCTTTATTGGGAGAATTTCTTAAAGAGTATTATACTTCGCAAGAATATCCTGGAGCTTCTGCTGACGTAATTCAGAATATAGATGAATATTTAAAATTAGAGTCTTTAACTAATAATGCTAATGAAACAGAATTGGGAAGTGCAGTTGGATATCAAGATACTACAATTACAGTTACCTTTGATCTTAATAAGAGTATTTTTGGAACGTATCAGTTTCCAGATAGAGATGGTTTAATACAAATTGATGATGAAATAATATTATATAAAGAAAAGACTAATACTACATTTACAGGATGCGTAAGAGGATTTAGTGGTGTTACTTCATATGGAACATCTGATCAATTAACATTCTCTCAATCGGATGTTAATCCTCATGCAAAAGGAAGTAAGGTTACTAATTTAAGTGCTTTACTTTTTAATAAATTTTTATTAAAACTCAAGAATCAGATCTCTCCAGGATTTGAAGATAGGACTCTAGATGCTGATCTTAATCAAAGGCTCTTTATTTCACGATCAAAAGATTTTTATCAAACTAAAGGAACTGATGAATCCTATAATATTCTTTTTGGTGCTTTGTATGGTGAGAAGGTAGATGTAATAAAACCAAGAGAGTTTCTTTTTAGACCCTCTGATGCTGATTATAGAGTAACTAAAGATTTAGTCGTAGAATCCATTGAGGGAGATCCTCTGGATTTATTAAATAGCACCTTATATCAAGATTCAGAACATTTTGGAGATCATTATTGCTTAGATGCAGCTTATGCTCCTATTAGTGGGGTAGAAAAAATTTCTGTTGGTAATTCTGATTTTTATAAGTTAAATCTTGATTATGGTTATGCGAGAGATGTCCCCCTTAAAGGAAGTGTATATGGTGAATTTGTAGTTCATCCTAATACAAAAGTAATAACCGAAGTATCCATAGGTTCAAGTGTAATAGATGTAGATTCTACCATAGGATTTCCTGAGGCAGGAGAATTATATGCAATTTATGGTACAGGTGTTACAGGAATATTAACTTATAGATCTAAATCAATAAATCAATTCTTTGAGGTTGGATTAGCTAACACTACAACAATTGGTGTTACTACTAGTATTAATTCAAAAGAGAATATTCGATTAAATACTGATGTTTATGGATATGTTGGTCTAGGAACCACCACTAGGGTTTCTATGAGGGTTACTGGAGTTTTAGCAGACTTAGAAATTCCAGACAATACCTATGATTTTGATAAAAATGATACGGTTTCTATAAAGTCTTTAGGAATAACCACTACAAGTCCTAAAACTGAGAATTGGTTTTATAATGTAGCTACAAAATATGATGTAGAAACTATAACTCTAGTTGATGCTTCTGATTTTACTTATACTTTAGTTACATACGCTAAAAACAATTTTAGATTGGGTGATCAAGTTACTGTTATTGATACTTTAGGCAATACTCAAGATTCTACTGTAAGTGAAGTTATAAGTGACTATAGTTTTTCAATTAAAGGACAAGGAAATATTGCTGAAGCCAAATATACCGTTGAAAGAAAAATCTTAAGAGCAAATGTTAAAGCATCTTTAACTGATTATTCTTATATTGATAATTACTTTGCTAATGTTCAAAATACTTATGTAAAATTTAATCAAGATCTTGTAGTAGCATCCTCTTCTATTCCAAACTATGATAATGCACCTTTAAATTTTTATGATAGAAAAATTATATTAAATGGAGAGTATAGTGGAGATACATTTGAAATTTTAACAGTAAATGATCATGGTTATTATACAGGAGATGCAGTTTATTATAGTTCTTATGATATAGAGACAAAAGACTTTCTGGGAAATACTACAAAAGTGGTTAGCAAGTTTCCAGAAATGGAACCAGGAGTTTTCTTCGTAAAAAGATTAACTAAGAATACATTTCAACTTGCTACAAGTCCAGCTAACATCTCTAATAATTCATTTGTTTCAGTATCTGGTATTGTAACTTCTAATACTTTAGAATATCTCCCTTTTCATGATAAAGATATTGATCATCAACTTTTACTAAAGGAAATAAAAAATCCAGTTAATGAAGATGGAAATTTTATTACTGGGCCAGGAGATAGAACAGGTATTCTGGTTAATGGTGTTGAGATTTTAAATTATAAGTCTAGTGAAGTTGTTTATTATGGAACAATCGAAAATATTGACATTGCATCAGAGGGAATTGGTTATGATGTTATAAATCCTCCTGTTTTGCATATTTCTGACAATGTTGGATCTGGTGCAACTGGCATATGTGCCATTGAAGGAGTTTTATCTGCAATTAATATTGAAGATCCTGGTTTTGATTATGTTTCTCATCCAACTATTAGCATAAGTGGTGGTAATGGTAAAGGTGCAAGTGCTCATGTTAATACTAAACAGATAGAACACTCAGTTTCATTCAATGCAACTGCAGATTCTGCTCGTGTTGATATAACTGATAGCACTATTGGTTTTTCTACTTTCCATAAGTTTAGAAATGGTGAAAAAGTCATTTACAAGACATTTGGACAAACTGCTGTTAATGGAATTTCAACAGATGCCATTTATTATGTTCATACTGTCGGTGTATCAACTGTAAAACTTTATAAATCCGAAACTGAGGCTGTTAACGTTGGATTAAATACGGTAATTTTATCAGATTTTGGAGTAGGGGTTCATGCTCTTCAATCTTTTGATAAAAAGCAAATTGTATCTAATATTATAGTCGATAATTCAGGTTCTGGATATCAGAATAAAAAAAGAACCATAATTTCTGCAACGGGAATTAATACGGCTCTTAATCAAATTAATATTAATGATCATGGATACAAATCTGGAGAAATTATCCAATATTCATATAACGTTGATCAAATTACGGGAATTAATTCAAATACGAATTATATTGTTACTGAAGTTGATCCAAATAACTTTAAATTATCTAGTGTAGGGGTTGGAACCACAAATAAGTTCTTATATTACGACACAGAGCAATATATTGATTTTTCTGTTGCTGGTTTAGGAACAGGAACTCATACTTTTAACTATGAACCCATTACTGTAACTCTAACTGGTGAAATAGGAGTTATTACTGCTACAGGACAAGATTTTCAAGCCAAACTTCAACCTTTGTTTAAAGGATCTCTGAAATCTGTACAAGTAACTAATAAGGGTTCTGATTATGGTTCTGCAGACATCATAAATTATGATCGTCAACCATTATTAACTCTTAAAAATGGATCTGGTGCGGAAATTACTCCAATTATCAATAATGGTAAAATAGTTGAGGTTCAGGTAGATAATCAAGGTGAAGGATATAACGCACCTCCCAATTTAGTCATTACTGCCAATCAAGGTAATCATGGAAAGTTAGTTCCGATTATTAATGACGGAAAAATCACTAGTGTGAGAATAGACAATCCAGGTATTGGTTATACTGGTAGTGTTGGAGTAGCTGTAACCACTGATGCGTCTAATGGAAAATTAAGAGCACAACTTAAGACTTGGACAGTTAATTTATTTCAAAAATATGTAGATATCATTTCTGAGGATGATGGAATTTTGGAAGCAGCAGAAAATTCAGAATTTGGTATTGAATACACTCATTTATATTCTCCTCGTAAATTAAGAGAATCGGTATATGTAAGAGATCAAGATAATAATATTAAATATGGACTTCCTGATTTACAAAAAGTGGATGGGGAAGAAGTGGCTGCAGACTATCATTCTCCCATAATTGGATGGGCATATGATGGTAATCCAATTTATGGTCCATATGGATATGAGACGAGAACTGGTGGATTTATTAAAGCTATGGAATCTGGTTATAAACCAGTAACTGTGGATAATAGACCTTCATTATCAACATTTCCACAAGGATTTTTTGTTGAAGATTTTGAATTTAATAATAGTGGAGATTTGGATGAGCACAATGGTCGTTTTTGTGTAACTCCTGATTATCCAAATGGTGTTTATGCATATTTTTCAACTATTAATCCTACTAGTATTGATAATGCAGGATCTTTTAATAAGTATAGAAAACCTCAGTTTCCATATTTAATTGGAAATTCTTTCAAGTCTAAACCTAATAGTTTTAATTATAATGCAACGATTGATCAAAAATCTTATGATTTAAATAAAACATCTTATTTTAGAAATACTACTCCTTATTCTTTAACTCAGGAATATGCATATTACGATTTCTTAGATCAACCCAATAAACAAAAAGAACAATTAATTGATATAAATTTAGTTTCTACTGGATCTATTGATAAGGTCGGTATAGTGACAGGAGGAAATAATTATAATGTTAATGATACTATTAATTTTGGACAACTTGGTGATAGTTCTCAACGAGCTAAAGGGAGTGTTTCTAAAGTTGGGGGAAAAGTAGTTACTAATATTAGTGTTGCAAGTAGCACGGTATCGGATTTAGAGATTTCTCCATATGATACAAATGGACAATATATTGCTTTCTCAACTTCTCCTCATAACTTTACTAATTTAAATCTAGTTTCTTTATCGGGATTTAATACTTCTACTGATCATTTGCAAGGAAGTTTTAATATTGGGGTAAAGACTGAAAGTGTTTTATTGGCAGGAGCTGCAACCACAATTGGAGTAACTGGAATAGTAACATATTTTGGTATTTCAGGATCCCTTTCAAATGATCTTTTATCCATTAGAGAAAATGATATTTTGGGAATTGGAACAGAAACAATAAAAGTTCTTCAAGTTGATAGATTAAATTCGAGATTAAGAGTTCTTAGAGCTCAAGAAAGCACAATGGGAAGTGCTCATACTGCTGGATCGGTAATAACTGAAGATTCTAGAAAATTTACCTTTAAAGCATCTCCTGAAAATGATGTAAAATTTGAATTAAATAAGGAAATTTATTTTGAACCAAAAGAGGCATTGGGTATTGGAACTCTTACGGGAGTTGGAATTGGAACTACTATTTCATTCTCTAATCCTGGTGCAGGTATTACTCAAATCTTCATTCAAACAGAGGCGATTTATCTTCCTAATCATGATTTAAAAACTGGTGATATCGTTAACTATAAAACCAATACTGGTGATCCTATAGGAGTTTCTACCGATGGTATTACGTTGTATAATCTTCCAACTGATGCTCCTTTGTATATTGGAAAAATATCTAATGATTTAGTTGGAATTCAAACATTCCAAGTTGGTATTGGAAGTACTGGTACATTTGTAGGTATTGCAAGTACTACAGTTAATAGAGGATTGTTAAGATTAACTGGAATTGGTACAGGAGTATACCATAGTTTTAAAACAGTCAAAAATAATGTAGTTAATGCAGAGGCTCATAAGAATACAGTTACTGTAGCTACTGCTTCTACACATGGATTAAAATTCAACGATAATGTAACTATCGATGTTCAACCAGGAATAGGTACTACTGTTACAGTTAAGTATAATGATTTTAATAGAAGAATAGTATTTGATCCCAAATCATTTGTAGCAGGTAATGTTGATACTAGTGCTAATACTATTGAAATTACTAATCATGGATTAAACACTGGTGATAAAGTAATTCATACGGCAACAACTGCTTCAGGAGGATTAGAAGATGAGAAGATGTATTATATCTTTAAATTTTCTACTAGTAAAGTTAAATTATGTTTGAGTAAATATCAATCTGAACAATTTGAACCCGAATTTGTAAATATAACTTCTGCATCTGCTGGAACTTTATCTCCTATCAATCCTCTAACTAATCTTTATAAGAACAACACTGTAAGGTTTGATTTATCCGATCCTTCTTTGGCTAGTTTTGTAGGAGTAACTTCGTATTCTGCTTTTGATCTTAATCTTTATACTGATGCTAAATTTGAAAATGAATTTTATTCTACATCTTCTAGCACTACTTTTGAAGTATCCAAAATAGGAAAAGTAGGTATTACCACTAATGCAAGTTTAAATCTAAATGTTACTCAAGACTTGCCTGAAATATTATATTATAAGTTTACCCCAATTAATGAAACCTTAATTGCAGAAAGTAAAAAGGGAATTGTTGTTGATAAAGAGATAGAAGGATATAATCAAATTGGCATTAAAGATAGTGTATATTCTGGAGAGTTTGCAGTAATTGGTATTGGGTCTACTAATACATTTACATATAATTTAACAAACCGCCCTGAAAGACCTGCTTATAGTGAATCAGAATCTTTATTAGAGTATACTACAGATTCTAATACTGCATATGGTGCAATTGCTGAAATTAAATTAAAGTCAAAAGGAAGTGGATACTCTGAAATAGTTGGTGTTTCTTCTATTGTTACTGGTGTGGGAACTGACTCTATTTTAGAACCATCTAGCAGTAGTATTGGTAAGATAGTTTCTACTGAAATTGAAAATATTGGTTTTAATTATTCAGCAGATAATACTGTAAGGCCTGTTGCTAATCTTCCTGAAATATTACAAATTGAATCATTAACATCTTTTGAGTCAATTGGAATTAGTTCTGCAGGTAAGAATTATACTATAGCACCTAAGTTATTAGTTCTTGATGGTTTCACTGGTAAGCAAGTAAAAGATGTTGATCTAGAATATCAGATTGGTGATCAGCAAGTCACTATTTTGAAGAATACAAAGGGAATGTATAATACTCCTCCTACCATTATCCCTACAGGTAACGTAAATGGAATTGGTATTAATACTATTACCTATGATTCTAGTACTCAAGATGTTACTATTGGTTTAAATACTGCGTTTAGTGATGCCAGTGATGTTCCTTTCTCAGTTGGTGATAAGGTTCTCATTGAAAATGTAAGTGTTGGTGTAGGTACTACTGGATATGGATATAATTCTTCTAAGTATGAGTATTCCCTCTTTACTCTAACTGATGTTAATATTCCTCTTGGAGGAACTAATGTTGGATTTGTTACTTATAGTTTGGCTGGACTTTTACCAGAGAATGCATATCCTGGTAATCAAGATGTTTTGAATTCTGCTGGAGTAATTGTTCCTCAAAAATATTTCCCTCAGTTTGACATTAAACTTCAAAAGAATAATTTCATTGAAGGTGAACAAGTTAAAGCAGGAAATAAAGTTGGAAAGGTCGAAAGTTGGGATAACCAAAATGAAAGTTTAAAAATATCTTCATCTGATGAGTTTGATGTTGGGGATTTAATTCAGGGTACAACTTCTAGAACTGCAGGAACTATAGAATCTAAAATTAATTTTGAATCTGATATTAAAATTGATGCTGGATCAGTAGTGAAGCAAGGGTGGGAAAGAGAGACAGGATTCCTTAATGATACTCTTCAAAGATTGCCTGATAATTTCTATTATCAAAACTTCTCTTATTCATTAAAATCTAAAGTATCGTTAGATAAGTGGGATGATGCAGTAACAAAATTAAATCATCCTAGTGGATTTTTAAAATTTAGTGATTTGTTGGTAGAGTCACATTCTGATGCTGCACCTACTTCTGCTAAAGATAGTGATTTAGTTGCATTTATTGATGCTATTGGAGTAGTTGATGTTAATTGCTATCCAAGTTTTGATTTGGTTACAGAAAATTCTTTAAGCATTAGTGATGATGAAACTCTATCTGATCAAATATATTTTAACTCTAGAGTTTTAACTGATTATTTTGAATCTGTAGGTAATAGAGTTTTAACTATTGATGATTTTAGTACAGAATTTAGTAGTCAACCTAGAGCCACTAGATTCTCTGTTGCAACTGAATTTTCTATTACACAAAGATCTAAGAAATTTGTTACTCTTGTTAAAGACAAAACTTTTACTGGAGAACGTCAGGTCAGTTTAGTGTCTCTTTTACAGAACGGATCAACAGGTTATATTAATAACTACGGAACAGTAGATTCAGTTTTAAACTTAGGAAGTTTTGATTTTGGTATAAGTGGTAATAATGGTCAACTTCTATTTTATCCAACGAAGTATAGTGTTAACAATTACAACATTACTGCAGCTAGTTTTGATATAATTGGTTTTGCCAATACTACAGGTATTGGATCAACCACTCTTGGTAATTTTATTAATATTAATTCCACTCAAACTGCTGTCCCTACAGGAACTGCTACTACAATTGTTGGAATTGCATCCACATATAGAAGTTCAAAAGTTCTTGTTATGATTAATGGTGATAATGGAAGATTGGAATATGATGAACTCAGTATTCTTCATGATGGAACCAATGTTGATCTGTTGGAATATGGTCAATTAGCAACTGATGGTGATACTACTGGTGGTGGTGCTGGTCTTGGTACATATACTGCATCAATGGCCACTGGAGATATAATTGTTCAGTTTGTTCCTCATACAGGTATAGCAGCTTCAGTAGATACCATAAGAGTTTCTATAGCAGACACTGCTTCAGGTAGTACAGGAATCGGAACACAATTCCTTGGTAATGGAGCTCAAGATCTTGCTTTCATAGATTCAACTTATACATCTATTAATGCTTCAGGTTCTCCCACACAAAATGTCATCGCTCAGTATGATATTAATAACACAGTGGAAACTAATGATCATAATGCTGCTTATTATATTCTTAGTGTAGAGGATGTTACTAATAATCGTTATGAAATGTCTGAGGTTATTGTTTTAAATGATAGTACAGAAACTTACATAACTGAATATGGAAACATTACAAGTGTTGCTGGTTTAGGAACAGTTGGTGCTGCAGTTTCATCTAATTATGTGAATCTTTATTACACTCCTAATGCCAGCACTCATGTTCAGGTTCGTGTTTTCCAGATGAGTTTGCAGATTGCTGCTGAGAATTCTGCTATTACTTCGGTAAATGAGATTGATCTTAATAATGCATCAATTCGAGCTGGATTTGGAGATTATGAAGGAACGGGTATTGATGTTGTTAGAGCATTTAATTTACAACACGATGGAAGAGATATATTTGCAAGAGCATTTGATGGTAGTGATTCCACTGTAGTTGATCTAACTAAGAATAGCGTAACAATTCCAGAACACTTCTTCGTAAGTGGTGAAGAAGTTACCTACTCTGCTGGAGCTGATACTCCTATTGGAATTGCAACAACGACGATTACAGGTATTGGTACTACCACTCTTCTTCCTTCTACAGTATATGCAATTAAGGTTGATGAAACTACTCTTAAATTTGCAAAGACTGCAGAAGATGCATTAAAAACAGTTCCAAGTGAATTGCACTTAACAGCAGTTGGTACAGGGGTAGCACATACCATAACAGCACGTAATCAAAATACTAAGTGTCTAATCGGAATTGATAATGCAATTCAACAACCCATTGTTGCGACTTCGGTTACAACTGGATTAACCAATCTATTGGGAATTGCAGATGTAGTAGTAAAAACTTCTGGAGTCACATCTATCTTCGGTGGAGATCTAATTAGGATCAATGAAGAGATAATGAAGGTTACAACAGTAGGATTTGGTAGCACTAATTACCTTGCAGTTGATCGTCAATGGATGGGAACAGCATTAGGAATTCATACTATGGATTCTTTAATTACTAAAGTCGAAGGTGATTATAATATTGTTGAAAATACTATTAACTTCATTGAAGCACCTAAAGGGCCAACTCCGATTAGTTCTACAACTAATGAACCAGAAAGCAGAGATTGGGTAGGAATTACTACATTCTCCACTTTCCAAGGAAGAACCTTCATGAGAGGAGCAGCTGCAGATAGTAGTAATAGACCTTATGCAACTAACCAAATTTTCGATGATATATCTGAAGGATTTACTGGTGTTGGTAAGACCTTTACTTTAAAATCAGATGGTTCAAATGCTGTAGGATTTTCTACTAATAATGCTTGTATTCTTATTAATGGAATTTTCCAAGGACCAACTGGTACATTACAAGAAGATCAAGATTATACCTTATCTCAAGGTTCGGGAATTACGACTATAACATTTACAGGAACAGCAACTTCTCTTGCAAGTGATCCTAATAACTCTAATATTCCTGTTGGTGGTGTAGTTGCTTCCGTTGGTTCTACTGGTGGTTTTGGATATCAACCACTTGTAGCTGCGGGTGGAACAGCGATTGTTTCTACTGCTGGAACTGTTTCCTCTATTAGTATAGGTAATAGTGGTTCGGGTTATAGAATAGGAGTTCAGACAACTGTTAATGTTGCTATTCAAACAGGGACTAACACTCAACCACAATTAATTGGTATTGGTACTGCTGCAATTACGGATGGTCATATCACAGGAATAGCGATTACAAACAGTCAAGTCATTTATGCACCTAGAGATGTCTATGATGTTGGATATACCTCTACCACTGGTATCACAACGATCACTACAACGACAGCCCACGGTCTTGCAGTAGGGCAAGAAGTCAAGTTAGCAGGAATTGCATTCACATGTGATTACCTCCCTGCTGTGGGCGTTCAGAGTGCCATATACGACAATACTACAGGTATCATGACAGTCACCACATCTAGTGCTCATGGACTGTCTGTGAGTGGTAAAGCAAGTGATGTGGTGCTTACTGGATTAGCATTTACTTGTGCATTAGATGATGGAGCTGCTACTCATTTATATCCAAGAACCAGTGATCCTGCTTATGGTGGAACCCCTGTCACTGGCGTGGCAAGTGCTACTCAGTTTACAATAAATGCAGGTGTTTCAACTGTTCCTACATTCTATGCATCAGGTGGCACAATACAACCTGCTTTGATAGCTCCTAGAGATATAAATTTCTCTGATAGTGGTACTGATCCTGCTGCTAGTGGATCCACAATATTAACTGTGGGTAATACTACATCCTTTACTATTAATAGTGGTGTTTCTACAAGAGCACATTTCTATTCTAGAGGGGGAACAGTTAATAGACAAATGGATGTTATAATTGATGAACCACTTGGATATACAAATATTCCTCTAGTTTATAGTTCTTCTGGAACAACAGGAATTGGAACACAAGCCACCGTTGATATTGTAGTTGGTCAAGGATCTAGTGTTACACAGTTTGAGATAAAAAATACTGGTTATGGATATCAAGATGATCAAGTTTTGACTGTTCCTAAGATGGGAACGACTGGTATCCCTACTGATCCATCCAAAACTTTTGAAGAATTCCAGATCACAATACAGGATGTATCTACTGATTCATTTGCGGGTTGGCATTTTGGACAACTTGAAGTTCTTGATAAAATTCAAAGTGAATTTAATGGAAGTAAGAAAGTCTTCACCCTTAAGAAGGATGGAGCTCCAATTACGATTAGAGCGAGAGAGGGATCTAATATTGACGTTCAATCTACTATTCTGGTTTTTGTTAATGATACTCTTCAAGTACCTGGTGAGGGTTACACTCTTACAAACGGAAGTATTCTAACATTCTCTGAAGCTCCTAAAGGACGTGAAACTGATGGATCCTTTAATGGCGATACCTGTAAGATTCTCTTCTATAAAGGAAGTGGTGATACTGATGTTACCTTTAAGGATGTATTAGAAACTGTTAAGAAAGGAGACACTCTTCAAATTGGTGGAGATGGTGATCTTTGTACTGATTCTATAGAAGAAGATAAGAGACTAGTGAAAGAAGTAGTAGCAAGTGATGTTGTAGATACTAATGCATATACTGGTGTTGGTATTAACGGAGATCCAAATTGTAAGAGAACAGTTACCTGGTGTAAGCAGGGTGTTGATAAGATTATCAATGGTCAGATAGTCAGTAAGAGTCGTGAAGAGTTAGAGGCCTTAATTAATCCTACCACATTTATTATCCAATCTGTGGGAGTAGGTTCAACTGTGATATTTGTAGAAAGTGTAAGAACCTTCTTTGACCCTAGCAATGAAGATCAAACAACTGCCAACACTCAAAAGATTTCTATAACTTCTCAAGATAATATTGTGGGGGCTTCAGCAACGGCAGTTGTATCTGCTGCTGGTACAATCTCTGCTGTTACAGTTAGCATGGGTGGAACAGGATATACTGCTGCTCCTAATGTGATTATTGGTACTCCTGTTGGTTTAGGAACCACAACAAGAGCATCTGCTACATCTACTCTTACAGGTGATGCAGTTTCTTCTATTACAGTTACATCTCCTGGTACAGGATACACTAATACTTCTGTACCAGAAGTTCTTATTGAAGTTCCTAATGTAACAAGAGAAATAAATGATTCTTCTACATATGAAGGTGACTTTGGAGAAATTGTAGGAGTTGGTACAACGTGTGTAGGTGTTGCATCTACAGGTATTTTATTTGATTTCTATATACCTACTAATTCTTTCTTAAGAGATACTGATATAGTAGGTAGTGCTGTCACTATAAGTGGTATACAAACTGGATATTACTTCACGATTTCTGGTAGTAATATTGGAAATGGGGTAACCTCAATTTATCAGAATAGATCAGTCTTAGGAATAGGAACTACCTTCCTAGATAATGTATATGAAGTCGCTGCAGTTTCTGTTGCACAAACTTCAGTACCTGGTATTGCTAATACATATGTGGCTAGAGTAACGACTAGTGTTTCTAGTTTCAATTCTCTATCTGGAGTGGGTGTGAGTGAGTTGTTTGGAAGTTTCTCATGGGGAAGAATAACGCTTGGTTCTAGACCTGGTACTTCAGTTACATCCTTTACTGCATATACGCAAAATGGATTTACTGGCATCTCTACATCAGCAGTGGTAAGTAGAGTTACTCCTCTAAAATCTGAAAATTATTCTAGTTAACAATCTTTGATAAATAAGTAAAAAAACTATCGCAAAATGGCTGCAATTATAACTGATCAACTTCGTATATTAAATACTAAAGATTTTGTCGCCAGCGTAGCATCCACGACTAATTCATTTTATACATGGATTGGTTTACCAAATGCTACGCAGGTTGATTCTGATTGGAATACGACTCCACCTGATCCACGGGATAGTTTTAATCAAGAGAATGAATATTGGGATACGATGATAGCCTTGAAAAAGGTAGATACAAGCGATATAAAGCAAGTTGTTAAAAAGAATACATGGGCATCAGGTATTACCTATGACATGTATAGAAATGATATTACCGCAGAAAATCCATCTAAACCTTCTAATGCAACTACTTTATATGCTGCAAATTATTTTGTAGTAAATTCAGACTATAAAGTTTATATTTGCTTACAGAATGGAACTGATCCTGATAATCCTGAAGGAAAGGCATCACTTGATGAACCAACATTTACTGATTTAGAACCAAGAGCAGCAGGAAGCAGTGGTGATGGATATATTTGGAAGTATTTGTATACTATTAAACCAGGTGATATTGTAAAATTTGACTCTACTAACTTTATGCCTGTTCCTGCAGATTGGGCAACTAATAGTGCTGATGCTGCAGTCAGAGATAATGCTGCTACTAGTGGTCAACTTAAGATTGTTACTATTACTAATAGAGGTGTGGGATTAGGAACTGCTAATCAGACTTATACTAAAGTCCCTATTAATGGTGATGGTCAAGGTGCGGAAGCAACTGTGGTGATTAATAGTTCTTCAAAAGTAGAATCAGTTACTGTTTCTAAGGGTGGATCTAATTATAGTTTTGGAACATTGGATTTAGCAGAAGGGGGAGTTCCTA